TGGGTGGAGATCAAGTCTTTGCACAGACTTTAGGGTACATACCATCTGTTATTGCTATGTTTGAAGATGGCAAAAATAAATACCCAAAAGCCACTGGAACTGTTGTTAAAGGCAACCATGTTAATGGTATAGTATCTATGGGAGTTAAGGAAAACCTGAACACTCTAACAAATAATACATTGCAGGGTTTAGCCATTGCTCCCACTGAAGTTGACCAACTTGTTAGGAGAATTCCACTACTTGTAAGCACACCTGAAAAAGAATGGATACCATCATTCGGTACACAAATATATAAAGCATTGTTTAATGTAAAAACTTACATTATAAAAACTAATGATAATGGTATACAGGAAATATCAATCAGAGGAATACCACCAGTTAAAACAGATAGTCTTGGTCGTAAGTGGATAAGCTGGGTAAATACTCCACAAACTGATTTAAAAGAAATGGATGTAGCAGGTAAATTTGTGTTTGTAGGAGTAACAGCAAATGGTGTTATGCCACAGATAGCAACACCTGTTGGATTATTAGAACCACATAAAATACAAAGTGCATTAGCAGAATCAATCTTGATACAAGATAGTCCTTTTATACCTGATTGGGCATTAGCTGTAGAAATGCTTATATTTATTGCTTCAGTAAGCCTTATATGGCTTGTATTGAACACTTTAGGCATAACATGGGGTTTAGTGTTAGGTCTAGGAATAATGTTATCAACAGCTTATACAGGATATGAACTTATCAACAGGGGTATTTTGTTAGATGTAACATGGACATTGATCTCACAGTTTATTACAGGTTCTATAGCTTTTTATCTAAGATTTAGAGAACAGTACAAACTTAGACAACAAATTAAGAAACAATTTGAACATTATTTAGACCCTAGACAAGTAAAACAATTACAAAAGAATCCTGAACTTCTGAAACTCGGTGGTGAAAAAAGATATGCAACATTTTTATTTACTGATGTTCGTGGATTTACAGCTTTATCAGAATCATTAGAACCTGAACAAGTTACTTACATTATGAACCAAGCATTGACTGCACAACAAAAAGCAGTACAAAAGCATGGCGGAATGCTGGACAAATATATTGGAGATGCCCTCATGGCGATTTTCAATGCACCCCTTGATTTAGAAAACCATGAAACTAAAGCAATAGCTTGTGCTATGGATATACAAAAAAATATGCAAGAACTTAATTATGTATTAGCAAATAAGGGTATTGAACCAGTAACAATAGGCATAGGAATCAATACAGGATATGCAGTTATAGGAACTATGGGTAGTGAAAATAGATTTGATTACACAGCTATAGGTGATGCAGTTAATGTAGCAGCAAGACTTGAGTCAGGAACTAAAAACGCTGGTGTTGATCTGCTAATTGGTCAAAGCACAGAAAATGCAGTAGAATTTGATTTAATACCTTTAGAACCAATAGAAGCTAAAGGTAAAAGCGAGAAATTACAGGTGTATACATGGAATTTAGAACAATTCTAAAATGGTTCATAAGTTTATTTCAAACTAGATATAAAATTACTGTGTCTTTTAATAAAGAATATGGTGATGCAGATGATAAAACATACATATCAAAAAAAATAATAACAAAAAAAGAAAAACATCTTAAATATAAAGATGCAGATGACAATGTTGTTGAATATAGAAGTGCTAGTGGTCTTAACTACATAATTGAGGATATCTAATGCAACAAGTTTTTATAGGCATAATATTGTTTTTAGGTTTTACAACTTATTACCTATTTAACGAAAATAAAACATTAGCGGCTAACAATCTTGCACTAGAAGGTGCAATTGCTACACAAGAAGAAGCAATAAAATCAATACAGGCTGATTTTGAATTACAAACACAACAAATGAATGACTTAACTATTAAAGCACAGGCGGCACAAAGAGAATTAAATAGATATACACAATTTATACAGAACTATGAACTAGCAGCTAAAATATTAGCTGACCCTATAGAAATGGAAAGGAAAATAAACAATGGAACAAAACATATTATGCAAGACATTGAGAAAATCAGCAGTACAGTTGATGACCTTGATGATGGTTTGCAGTTGCAGTCTGATACCAACTAAACAAATAGAAGTATCATCAAAACCATTAGACAGGAAGATTGTACAACCTGTAATGCCTAGAGAAATTGATCTCCAAGAACCAAGATGGATTGTTATAACTCCTGAAAACTGGGAAGAACAGTTAGCAATGATAGAGGAACAAGAAGGTGAGTTAGTTTTTCTTGCTATGACAATTCCTGATTATGAAGTTATGGCTTATAACATGCAAGAATTAAAGAGATATATCACAGAATTAAAAGATGTTGTGGTTTATTATAGAAAGGTCACAGTTGACAAACCTGAGTAAATTTCTGATAGAATTAAAACTCCATAAATAAAAGGAGACAAATATGTTTGGATTTATAGGAGAATGGTTAGGTATTATTACAGGCGTTGTCTGTATTGCATCAATTGTTTGTGCATTAACCCCTACACCAAAAGATGACAATATGATTAAAAAATTGTATTCAGTTGTAGAGCTACTTGCTCTTAACATCATGAAAGCAAAAGATAAGTAATCATGTCTAATAGCGTTACACCATTTGTTTACAATGCTTCATTGGACAGGGTAGTAGATGGAGATACCATAGATGTAGTGCTAGATTTAGGTTTTTCAGTAAAACTACACAAACAAAGAGTGCGACTTGCAGGAATAGATACACCTGAATCACGCACAAGAAATTTAGAGGAAAAGGCACTTGGACTAAAAGCAAAAGATAGACTTATAGAACTATGTGTTGGTTCATTCAAAGTACAATCACTAGGCAAAGGTAAATATGGCAGAATACTTGGCATCCCTTATTCGGAAGATGGTCAAAGCATTTGTCAGATTCTTATTGATGAAGGACACGCAGTTGAGTACTGGGGTGGTAAAAAAACAGCAAAAGTCAGAGATGACGGAACATGGGGATAATAATATGAAGATATCACAAGAAGGCTTATCACTTATAAAGAAATTTGAAGGTTGCCCTATTGAGAATGGTCAAGCTGTAAGTTATAAATGTGCTGCAGGTGTTTGGACGATTGGATATGGCTCAACTAAATACAAAGGAAAACCAGTTGAGGGCGATATGTTTATTACAGTTCAAGAAGCAGAAGATTTACTTTTGCATGAAATGAACGAGTATGAAGGTTATGTTAATGATTTAGTCAAAGTTACTTTACATCAACATCAGTTTGATTCTTTGGTAGCATGGGTTTTTAATTTAGGACCATCAAATTTACAATCATCAACTTTACTAAAGGTATTAAATTCAGGAGCATATGAAGATGTTCCTGCACAGATAAAAAGATGGAATAAGGCTAATGGTAAGGTTCTTGAAGGCTTAAATCGTAGAAGATTAGCTGAAGCATTACTTTTTGAAGGAAATGACTGGGAACACATCTAAAATACAGGAGTAAATTATGAGCATATCAGAAGATAAAATAGATGAACAATTTGAAAAGGGTCTTTTCTATTTAGATGAAAGAGAGCATGTTATTATAAAAAAAGCATTAGCTTACTATCTTCAAGAGAAAAAATACAAAACACAAAAAGAGTATGATGATTTTTTATTTTTGTATGGAGACCTTCAAAGAACAGTTGAAACACAGGATATTGATAAAGTATGGGGTTAAGTAAAACACAAACCAAAAGACTAGGTTCAATACTTACTGTTATGTTTGGTGAAGATATGCCAAGTGAACTTTTAACAAACTTAATAACAGAAGGTTATATAAAAGTTAATGGTCAGAGTTATGATCTTACGGAAAAGGGATTAGATGAAAAGAACCGCTTATGTACTTTAGCAGGTCTAAATATTATGTATTCTTCAGAAAAAAAATAACAATTAGTTCATTGCGTTAGTGCCGCTTATAAAAACTGCACTTTCTAATTTTTTAAATCCCCACATTTTTCTAAATGTAAATTCAGCAGAATCTATATTTAACTTTGGTTCTTTATATATTTCTCGTTCTATGCAATTAGCAACATACCATCTTTGGAAGTTAACATCATAAGGTGCTGTGTCATCATATAAAAATTCATTCATTATTTTCTCCCTTTGTCCATTTATCAATATGTTTTGTTTCTTCTAAATAAGTTTTGGTTCTGTGTTCCCAATGTCTCTTTTCATCAAACTGCATATTATTTGCCATATTTAACCAGTCTATATCAACCTCGTCTATTCTATTATCAAAATAATATAAGAAATATGCGACCGTGCTTCTCCACATTTTATCTATGTAGTCATCTAGTTTTTTAAGTAATTTTTTCATTATCTACTCCTTGTATTTGTTCATAATGAATGTTTATGAGTTTTTTAACTATTTCACCTGTTGTAACCCTTCTACCTGCTTGATTAGAATAGTAATTTCTTAATACAGTTAGATTTTGGCTTGTAATTGGGTCAATTCTAAACTGAACACCCTGAGTGTTTTTCTTTTCTTTATCAAATTGTAGTTTCATATATTTTTTTTGTAATTGTTTAATAATTATTTAATTCTTCTAAATTTTCTTTACACATTTTTATTGTTTCTGTTAAATGATATAACTCTTTAGCGTCAAAGTTTTTTTGATTAAGAATTTTTTTTGTTTTGTTCAAAATAAGAATTATAGTTTCATTCATTTGATTTTTAGCCATTGTGTTTGATAAATATAGTTTATGGGTTTTCAGTTGATAGTCTTTTCTTTGCACTTTCCAATTATCTACAGAGGAATGTCTATAAACAGTTGCAGGTGCCATATTATATTTTTTTATAAGAAAATCTAAAGATTTACAACTAGAAATACCATTTTCATCAATAGTTCCTGTTATATACTCTCGTTTTATATTTTCCAATTTGTCTCTATTTTTGATCACAGTCAATCTCAGGTGTTCTGATTAAGTTGCCACTTATTAATAATATTTCACGCATAGCCTTTAACATACTTTTTTTTGTATTAGTGCTTACATGCATAACCTGCATATCATGTTCTTCAAAGGTATCGCTACCTTCATCCAAGTATGTTTTATCTGCATGTCTAA